CTTTTGAGATCGTGTTTTTACACGATTTATCCTGAGAAGTGTTTTAAGGATGAGTGCGCTTTTGTCACTTATGGAGACGATGTCATGGGAACAGTATCTGAGATTTGTGACAATTTTAATCATCTTTCGTATGCAGCATGGTTAAGTGAGCATGATATGAAGTTCACAATGCCTGACAAAACATCCAAACCGACAAAATATATGCATGAAAAAGACGTGGATTTTTTGAAGCGTAAGTGTATGTACAATGCCGATTTGGGTGCAAAAGTAGGCATCTTGGATGAAAATTCTATCTTCAAAAGGTTACATTCCCACTTGGAGTCAAAGGAATTATCACCAGCTATGCATGCAGCACAAAACATAGAAAGTTCCCTGCACGACTGGTTTTATTACGGGAGAGAGGTTTTTGAATCCCGGCGTTCATCGTTAAGAAAAATAGCTGAAAAATGCCACATAGAACATTTGTGTCCTCAATTGGATAGTGGTTATGATGAACGTGTTCAGGTCTGGAAGGACAAGTACTTGGGACAGAAGTCCTAAGTACGCACCTCTCACAGGTTTGGCATCTTCCTATAAAAAGATGCGCCCAGTTCCATATCTGGGTGTTACGGCGTAGCAAAATGTGGATGTATATATGGTTACCAGATGATGACGTTTTTGACATTTGTAACGTTCTCATCTAGGCTTTGTACATAAGGCATTCTTCCTAAGAATACCCCTTTTTAGGGGTGGTCTCGCCAGCCAATACAAACGTCTGCATGTGTATCTTTGAGTCGGGGTACACATTTGTATATATATGACTTACTTCTGTAAATAATGTAAATAAAAATTCAACGGCCTACACGGCCGTGCCAACGGACACAACAGTTACTGCTCCTGATGTGTCCCTGTCTATGCAGGATCGTATAGACAAAATACAGAATGTTACTTTTGGTTCTCACGAACCAGGTGCCAAGTATGAGGAAAAAGCCTTTGTTGATGAAATGCGCAAGTCACGTGACAATACCGATGCAACATTGCAGGATTTTTTATCACGCCCAGTTATGGTCCAGAAAGTTAGTTGGTCTACAGGAGGGGTTTTCTATAGAAAATTTAATCCATGGCTTGAATATTTTTCTGACCCAGCAGCATCAAATCGGTTGAATAATTTTAACATGATCCGTGCCAACCT